TAATAGAAAATTTAGTAGAGGATATTAAGGAAGTTAGATTAGAGTATAAAAATGACCAAGAATATAGTATAAAAAGAGCTGTTAATTGTGCAAATGATTTCCTTGTAGATGATTTGGGAATAAAGGATGAATAATGCCAGATAAAAAAGAGAAAGAAAACTTTGACAAATACTAATGTATGTGGTATAATTTTAATGTCTGGTAGAGAGGGGATTTTTTATGTTTAAAACAAAGGCAACCGTAAGCGTTGAAAGATTTACCTCTTTCTATCAGACCGCTGAAAGTTGCCTTTTTATTGGAGGAGATTATGCCGAGTGGATATAAAAAAGATGGTTCTTTGTCTGGTAAAGCTTTTCAAAAAGGACACAAAACTTGGAATAAAGGGAAAAGTGGTTATTGCTCTGAAGCTACATTGCAACTAATGAGAGAAAATTTTAAGAAAACCAGACCATCGTGGAAAGGTGGAAGAATTAAGATGAATGGTTATATTGCAGTATATAGCCCCACCCACCCATTTGCTATGAAATATGGCTCTGGATATGTTTATGAGCATAGATTAGTTGTGGAAAAACATCTTAGTCGGTATCTTAAATCTAAAGAGAGAGTTCATCACATAAATGAAATTAAAGATGACAATAGGATTGAGAATTTTATATTGTTTAAAAATGAGGGTTTTCATATGTGGTTTCATAGGAAAAATGGCAATTATTCTAAAGGTATTATTTTTGACGGCAGAAAACTAAAAAAAAGGAGTGGAGAAATAAAATGAAAAATTTCACAAAGGAAGCGGAGAAGTTGTTGCCAGAGAAGATAATTAAATTGATGAACGATAGAAAGATATCATCTGCTACTTATCCAAATGGCTACAACATAGCCATAGACGACTGCACACCCATAGTAGCCGATTTATTAAGGCAGGTGGCGGAGTTGAAAAAAGATAATTTAGCATTAGCCACACGAAGATTAAGAGTAGTTGAAGAAAAATTTGAAGATAAAAAATAGAGGAGGGGAAGAATTGAAAGATGAGCTAAAGGCTAGAGGTTGAAATAACCTTGAGTCCAATGAGTGTACATTAGTTGGGTAGCTCTAAAGACCTCTGCCAGAAAATAGATGAGCTAAAGGAGAAGAGATGAGACTTAAATTAGTTGGGATACCTGTCACGGAACTAAGAATAATTAAACTTCATAAAAATAAAGATGTAATTAAATTTTTACAGAAAAAGAAAAACGATGAAAAGAAAAGTGACTTAACTATATCTTTTAAAAATAGAGGAGTAAAAGGATGAGTAACTATTGTGAAGATTGTGGATGTAAAGTTTATGGAGGTCATTGTGTAAATTGCCACGAAGAAACTTTTATCGCTGAGCAATACAGAGATTTAAAGATGGAAGTCCCCGATAGTATTTTGAAAAAAGAGGTAGAACAATCTTATGAGGAAATAAAATGAAAGGCGAGATAATGGAAGATAATAAATTATGTGGCGAATTTAGTGCAAAGGTATGGGCGGAGGAGTTTGTTAGGTCGGTAAAAATTAAACCTGAAATAGCAACAGATGAAGGAACTATGTTGGGGTGGTTTGCTAATGCGATTATGGCTGGGTATGATAAGGCTAATCAAGAAAAAGCAGGAAGCATAGAGAAGGTGGGGGTTGAGGAAATAAAAGACACAATAGTTAATAATAAAATTACACCTGAGTTAGTAGAAAAGCATTTTCCAAAGGGTCAATGTAATGAAAGGGGCAACGCTATTGTATTACACGCAGAGATGTTAATTGAACTTGCTCGGGTTACAGCCGATTATTTAAAAGAAAAGGAGTAGAGGGATGAAAATTAAAGAAGAAATTTTAAAACTATTAGATGATTGCACTATAAAATGTGGCGGAGGATTAAATATAGCATATTTACCATCTATGCAATTAGACAGAAATACTTATTTAGCAGTTAATAAATGCTTAGAATCCATAGGTGGAAAATGGAATAGAAAAGAAAAAGGGCATATATTTGAAGCTAATCCAACTGATTTATTTGAAAATCTACTAATTACTGGAGAAGTCGAAGATATAAAAAAAGAATTTCAGTTTTTTGAAACACCAAAAGGAATAGCACAAAAGATGATTGAAATGGCAGACTTAAAAAATACTGACATAGTCTTTGAGCCTTCAGCCGGACGTGGAGCAATAGCCATTGAAATAAAAACTAATTTTTTATTTTTAAATGAATTAAATAAAGCTAATTACGAGGTATTAAAACAAACATATGATGAACCACGCCTTAGCAATAAAGACTTTTTAACAATAGCGGATGAGACCTATGATAAAATAATTATGAACCCACCATTTTCAAAACAGCAAGATATAGACCATATTTATCATGCCTTTAATCTTTTGAGAGACAGGGGCATATTGGTCTCTATTGTAAGCGAAAGCCCATTTTTCAGAACAAACAAAAAGTCTGTTGAATTTAGAAATTTTCTCAACGAGAACAATGCAGAAATAATTAAAAATGATATTGGTGCATTTAAAGATAGTGGAACGCTTGTAAATACACGCATAATTAAATTATGCAAATAACCACCCAACAATAAAGAGAGGAGGAAATATGCTAATACTTAATATGATAGCTACGTTGGGTGAAATGTTTTTAGTAATAGTAATTTATAAACTTATGTATGACTGCAGTTGGATAGGTTGGAAGGATATTTCATTTTATAGTTTTATATTTTTAACTATCCTTATAGCTATTTGGGTATAATTTAAAGGAAAGGGATTAAAGGAATGAGTGATAAAGATACAGCAATGCAAGTGAGATGTATATATTGCCATAAAGAACAATATGCTCCGGCAGTTTATGAAATTTCACAAGGCAAGCATCCTTGTGTTTGGTGTGGGGCTACACCTCCAAAGATGACAGTAGCAGAATATGGAGATAAATATAATTGTGGAGAGGAGTAAATAAGTTAAAATAATATGTTAAAATATTTTCTTTATCTATATAACAAAAGAAGAGGAATAATTTTATGTATGAAAAGATTAGTGGTTATGTAATAGATGAAGGCAGTGAGCCAAGATAATGAAAAATAAAACTATAAACAGCGGTGATATTCTATTGTTTTATAGAAGTGGCTTAATGTCAAAGATTATTCAATGGGGAACAAAATCAAAATATTCCCACGTTGCTATATGTGTGAATGCTCAAATGAATTTAATAATTGAAGCCCAGGGTATAGTTAGAGCACAAGATATTAGAAAGTTGACTAATTATAATATATTTAGAATAAAGAAAAACAATAGATATAATTTAAATGCAACAATATCTTTCCTTGTTTCAAAGCTCAATGAAAAATATGATTATGCAGGTGTAATATTTTTAGGGGTAATGAAATTATTCAGATTGAAAAAGTTGGCTAATAAGTGGCAAAAAGACAGAGATTACTTTTGTTCTGAATTGGTATATGAAGCATTTAAAGCAGGTGGATTACAGATAGTTGATAAAGAAAGTGCGGGGGTTGTAAGTCCTGCTGATATAGCAAATAGTGAAATATTAAATTTTATACTTTAAGAGGAGACAGCAAATGGAAGAACCAAAATCTGCAGTGATATTAAGATATGTAATGACTGGATTATTAACAGTTAATTTATTTATATTAGGATTGGTTGCTACAAATGTAAATAAAATTGATGATAAGTTATTTAGGCATTTAACTAATGATGAAATACATATGCCTAGAGAATACGTTACTACCAAAGCAGAATTCATAATATATAAAGAATTTTACCAACAAGGAACAAATGATATTAAAGCAGCAATTAATGATTTAAAGGATTCTTTAAAATAAAAATTAAAAATGGATTTCTTATTTAATCAAAATAAATTCAAAATCGCAATTTCTAAGATTGGTGGTATAGGGGATGTTGTACAATTATTGTTTCTTGTGCATGCAATCAAAAGAAGATATCCAGAAGCTGAAATTACTATTTATGTTAGGGATAAAAATGAATATCTAAAAAGAGACCCAAACATAGATAGAATAATATACACAGGTTATTGTGATTGGAATAAATTAGTAAAAAAAGAAGTTGGCAATTATGATTTATTTTTTGATGATAGATATTATGTAGGCATTTGGAAGCCTAATAAGGGACATATGAAGCTTCATACAAAAGATGAAAAGAAATATTGGAACTTCTTTAACCACTTAAATTGTTTAAAAACTAATTTATTAGAAATGTCAGCAAAGAATTCTGGAGTAAAATTAATAGAAGAAGATTTTAATTTAGATTTTTTAATTGAAAATAATAAGTTAGAATCATTATCGAGTAAATATATATTATTACACAATGATGATAGTGAACTAAGACATACTAAAGCATATCCAACAAATCACTGGAATAAAATAATAAGTTATTTAAAGGCATCTTACCCGCAATTAAATATTATTCAAGTTGGAATTAAAGACTCTACTAAATTAGATAACATAATTGATTTAAGAGGAAAGACTAATTTTGAAGAATTGTGTAGTTTAGTAAGGGGTGCTGAACTAATTATAACACCAGAAGGTTTAATTCCACATCTATCAAGAGCATTTAAAACAAAAACAATTGTTTTATTTGGACCCACACCAATTAGTTGTTTTGGGTATAAAGAACACTTTAATTTTCAGGGTGAATCAGTTTGTTCTGGTTGTTGGTATTCTACTGATGACTGGTATAAAGCTTGTCCTTTGAAGTATTCTAATTGCATTAGTCTATATACAATCCTACCCCAAAAGATAAATTCAGCAATCTCATCTATCTTATAATATATTAAAATATTACCTAAAAAATATTTTCTTTATTTATATACAGAAAGAGTAAAAACATGTCTGGTATAGGTGAAGATGAGAAACACAATTTTGAAAAGAATATGAGACTAGTTACCAATGAAATAGATGACTTGTTATCTTACTTTGAATTAAAAAAAGATTATAGAAAAATTGTTATTCTTAATAGTATAAAAAATAAATTAGATATAATATTTTTAGAGTTTGAAAAATTACTTAGACCCAGAGATTTAGAGGATTTTAATAATGGATGATAAATTATTTGTACCAGATTTAACAGAGGATTAATGAATGGCAATAAATAATCTATATACTCACGATGTTACAGTACAGAGGATAACTAATACCGCTGATATTTATGGTGGAAGTACAGCAGAGTATGAAGCACATTTAACTTCTTATAATTGTAGAATTTATCAGCCAACATCTCAAATGACAGTAGAAGATTCAGGTATTATTGAAGGTATTGCATTTAAAGCTATCGGAGAAGATGCTGATATCCTAGTTAATGATAAAATAGTTAATGGGGACAATGAATATATTGTAAAGAGAAAATATTTAGTTTTTGATAAGGATTCAGAACACCATCTTGAACTTATATTAGATAAGATTAAATAATGGAGAAAATAAATGCCAACTGGGATATATGAGAGAACTGAAGAACATAAAAGAAAACTTAGTGAAGCAAATAGAGGAAATGAAGGATATTGGAAAAATAAAAAACGCTCAGAAAAAACTAAGAAAAAAATAAGTGTTGCTAATAAAGGGCACATCGGATATTGGAAGGGAAAAAATCTTTCAGAAGAACATAAAAAGATGTTGTCTTTAAACCATAGAAAAGTTAATTCAAAAGAACAGAATATAAAAATTGGTGATTCACAAAGAGGAATAAAAAAAGGAACATTTCATACTATAGAATCTAAAAGAAAAATAAGTTTGACCCACGGGGGAACTGGTATTCCATATGAAAATAATGTATATCCAGGAAAATTTGATAATGAATTAAAAGAAAATATTCGTAAAAGAGATAATTATACTTGTCAATTATGTGGGATGACCGAAGAAGAACACTTAATAGTATATGGACAAATATTAACCGTTCATCATATAGATTATGATAAAAAGAATTGTAAGGAAGATAACTTAATTACAACATGTAGACCGTGTAATAGTAGAGTTAATTTTAATAGGAAGTATTGGGAAAAGCACTTCAAAGAGTTTATGATACATATGATAAAGACGATGTTCACCACAAACAATTATTATTGGATAAGATAAAATGAGTTATTTAGCAGGTAAAGAAGCAGTAATTTTAAATATAACAATGAGAATCCATGCAGCAGCTGGAAAGTTAGAGAAGACAGCTTGGAATGCAGGAAGATTAGTTGAAAAAAGAGCTAAAGAAAATATTACTGGACAACATGGACATCAAAAACATATTATATCTGGTAGATTAAGAAGTAGTATTAATGCAAAGAAACCACTTAGGTTATCTAAATATAAATATAGTGTGCCAATTGGTACAGACGTTTTTTACGGACTTTGGGTGGAGGTAAAATCGCCAGATGGGGGCTTTCTTCGACCCGCTTTAGGTGAAACTAAAAAACAAGCTATTAATTATATTACAAGGAGTTTAAAGGGAGAATTAGGCTTACTATGAAAATAGATAAGAGAAAATATCCAAGGTCTAAAGAAATAAAAGATAAAATAAGAAAAAAATTAGAAGGCAAACCTTTGAATCATAACTCAGACTGTCAATGTTTTGTATGCAAAGCAAAAAGAAATGCTTTTAGAAAATTAGTAACTAAAAAATGCTTAACTTGTGGAAATGAGTTTCAAACTAAATATGAAAATAGAAAGTTTTGTTCCAGAAAATGTTATTGGAATTCTGGTATAAATCACCCATTGAATAAAAAAATAAAAGCTAATTGTGCTATTTGTGGTAAAGTTATATATAAATTAAAAAATTCAAATAAGAAATATTGTTCTGTTAAATGCCAGAGAATAGGGCATTCTTTGTTTTTAAAGGAGTTATATTCTATAAAAGAAAATCATCCATGTTATATAGATGGGAGAGCTTCAAAATTAAATTATTGTGTCGATTGTGGTGAAGAGATTCATGTTGGTGCAACAAGGTGTAAGAAATGCTATAAATTATATTGGGAAGAAAATATATTACCCTATATGAAAAGACCAGCAGGGGTGGAACACTCAAATTGGCAAGGTGGAATTTCAAAAGAACCCTATCCCTTTGAGTTTGATAATGAATTAAAAGAAAAGATTCGTAAAAGAGACAAGTATCAATGTCAAATATGTGGAATAACAGAAGAAGAACATTTAATATTATACGGAGCAGACTTAAATATTCATCACAAAGATTATAATAAAAAAAATATTAAAGAGGGGAATTTAACATCTTTATGCAATCAGTGCCATGGTAGAACTAATTTTAATAGAAATTATTGGAAGGAATATTTTAATGAAAGATATATTAAAGGCGATAAATACAAAATTGATAGCCGATGAGGATTTAAAAGCTTTACTTGGTTATACAGTGAGCAATAAAAATATAAAGCGATTTGAAAGTTTAATAAAATATGATTTTGATACGATGCTTTGCTTTGGGAAATTAACAGGAAGCCAAGGAGACTTAGGTTTAAATAGTGAAGTATCAAATAAAATAAGAAATTACGATATGCAAGTTCAAGCCTTTGATAGAATAGATGATATAAATGTAAGTGATATAAGAGAAAGAGCAATAAAAGTTTTACACAATCAAAAATTAGAGGAAGTGGGAAGTATGAGGAGTTTAAATTTGGAGTGGGAAAGAAACCTTCCTATATTTTATGATAACGAATTAATGATGTATGTAGGAGTTTCTTATTATACTTTAAAAATAGTAGATTTAAGTTAGAAAATTTAAAAATATAAATAAACAAGAAGGAGGTGCATGCAAATGTCTGTGAATGCTGCAAACGTAATCGTAGGTATAGGTGATTTTAAAATTGATACAGTATCAATGGGCTCAACAAGAGGTGGTGTAACTATCACTAAGGAAACTGAGGTTTTTGAAAAGATGGTTGACCAGGAATTATCTCCTCTAGGAATGAGCAAGATTAGAGAAACTTATAAGGTTTCAACTGAAATAGCTGAATCTGATTTAGATAATATTAAGGTTCTTTGGGATGTTCCTAATTCTGTTGAAGTTGATGGAAGTACTAGAACATTATCATGGGGTACTACTGCTACAATATCTTATAAGGTGCTAGAGTTTTATGGTAAGTCACCTGAAGGATTAGATAGAAAGTTTTATTGCTATAGAGCTTTTATTTCAGAAGTAGGAGATTCTGTATTAGCTAAAGATGATATAACAGTTGTTCCTGTTACATTTACTCTATATGCTGATACTGATAAACCAGCTGGCAAACAGATTGGCTATATTGAAGACGTAACCGCATAAAGTTAATGAAAAGAGTTAACGTTTTGACATCTTTTTTTAAAGGAGATATTAGTGAAGTGTATGAAATGTAGTAAAAATATAAAGGGGGAAGGAAAAACAGGAATGTGTCTTTCTTGTGCATGTAAAGTAAGAAGTGCTAATCCTCTTTATAATAGCCAAACAAGAAGAGATAATATTAGTAAGGGAATGATGGGAGTTAACACTTGGATGAAAGGAAGAAAAGTTACTCAAGCGACAAAAGAAAAAATGAGTGTGGTTCGGAGTGGAAAATCTTATAGAGAAATATATGGTAAAGAAAAAGCTATAAAAGTAAGAAAAAAACAAAGCATTTCAAGTGGTGGGGATGGAAGTTTGAAAAAGAGGGAATACCCAAGTATTTGGAATGATGAGTTAAGAGAAAAAATTAGATTAATAGATGGGAAAAGATGTTTTCTTTGTAAGCAATTAGGCTTACTTGATGTTCATCATAAAGATTATGTTAAAATGAACTGTAAAGAAGATAACTTAATTACATTGTGTAGAAGCTGCCATGCGATTATACATAATAATCAACGAAGATTTAAAAAAATTAACTTAGGGTATCAAGCAGTAAGAGATTTTAATTAAAGTATTAATTAAACAAAAGGAGAAATTTGTAATGACAAAAGTTACAAGCCCAAATGAGTACAGAAAAAAAGTTTACACGGTTGAAGAAGTTAAAGCACCATCAGGAGCAATTTTTAAAATAAAAAGACTTTCTGTTTTGGATTTTATTAATGCTGGAAATGCTGATGTACCAAATGCTTTTTTAGATTTTATGAAAAGCGATATGGAAGTAACTGATTTAAAAGAAGCAACTAAAGATGATAAAACAAATAATTTTTTAAATGATATTTTAGCTACTATGATAGAAAAGGGAATAGTTGAACCTAAAATAAAGTTAAAATATAACAAAAAAGAAAAAGATGATGTTCTATATTGGAGTGAAATAGAAGAAGAAGACCAACTATTTCTATTTAATGCCATTTCTGGAGCACCAACAAAAAAAGTATAGCCCCTTTTTTAGAGGGGGAGCTTTTACACTTAATTGATGCAATGGCTTGCAGATATCATAAGTTACCTAGTGACCTATTGACACTCGAGTTGAATGATTTCAACTTAAACTCTATAATACTTTTAAAAGCTGTTGAAAGACAGAATAAAAAAGATACTGAAAATAGTAACAATAAATGGAGTGATATAAAAATGCACAAGGGTAACAAAAATTTATCCACATTCGGATTAGCAGTAAGCACAAAAGATAAAGGCACTAAATAATGATTGGTGCTGATAATCTTGGTTGTTTGACCGTTTTCCTTAACGTTGACATGAAAGCTTTCGTCACTAAGATGCATCTTGCAAAAGGTGAAATTGGTGGGCTAAATAAAGCTATTATAGCTAGCAGTGCTGTATTTAAAAAAGTTGGTAAGCAGTTTATGATTGGTGGAGCAATCATAGTTGCTGGTTTAGCTTTAACAGTTAAAGCTGCTGCAGATTTCGAAACAAGTATGGCAAAAGTTAATACTATGCTTAATGAGTCTACTGAACACTATCTACCTTCCTTTTCAAAAGAAATTAAAAAAATGGCAATGGAATATGGGCAATCTACAAAAGAGCTTGCACAAGGTACTTATGATGTACTATCTGCTCAGATAGAAGCTTCTACGGCAATGGGATTAATGGCTGTAGCTTCTGAATCAGCAGCAGGAGGTTTTACTCAAGTGTCCACAACTACTTCTGCTATAATTACTTTAATGTCTACGTTTGGTGGGCAATTAAGAGATACTGCTGATGCAGCAGATTGGTTAGCCGCTGTTGTTGAAAGAGGTAGAATTACAATGGAAGACGTTGCTACTACTATTGGTCAAACAGCAGCAATGGCTGAAAAAGCAAGAATGTCAATTGAAGATTATGGTGCAGCATTTGCAATGTTAACTAGAGGTGGTTTAGATGCTCATAAAGCTCAAACAGCTTTAAAGGGGCTTTTACGTTCTGTCTTAAAAGTTAACGATGATGCTACTGCGGCAGCTAAAGAATTAGGAATAGAGTGGGGGGTAAGTGCAATTGAAGCTGGGAATTTTGAAGATACTTTACAGAAATTATCTAAAGCTTCTATTGAACAATTGTCAGCAATATCTCCAAACATTAGAGGCTTATTAGGTTGGGCAATTACAGCTGGACAAGCAAGTAAAGCATCAGAAGATTTAAGAGTTATAACTAATAGATTGGGTTTGAGTCATGAGAAATTTTTAAAAGCACAGAAGACATTAAATTATCAAATGGGAAGAATGAAACAAACATTTATTGTTTCTGCTCAAACAATAGGAAAGCAATTATTGCCCGTAATGAAATCTTTAGTTGCAAAAGTAATAGAAGTAACTAAAAGTATAAATGATTTTGCTGAGGCACATACCATATTATTTCCAATAATTGTAAAGCTTGTAGGAGTGCTTGGGGTATTATCACTTGGTTTAGGTGGATTAATAATGGTGATACCTCATTTAGTAGCTGGAATTGGATTAATTAACGTAGCAGTTGTAGCCTTAACTCAAAAGTTATGGCTAATGAATGTTGTTGGTGGAGTATTAGCAAAAACAATGTCTTATCTTTCTGTAGTAATATTAGGTTTGACGATAGGTTGGGCAATAGGAAGATTTGCAGCTAATATTTTTGATTTAGATAAAAAAATAAATGCTTTGTGGCAACATATTTTAAAATTAAAAAATAAATCTGCTGATTTAGAAAAAACTTTTAAAGAAGTAGATTATTTTACTGGGGAATTAACAGATTCTTTTGGGGAGAATTCAGAAGCACATAAAATTTTTAGAGAAGAATTAGATAAGGGAACTGATACTGTTGTTGCTTATGGTAAAGCACTTAGGGAAATGCATGATGCACTTAAAGAACCTATTGTACTTACGAAAGTAGAAGAAGATGACCTTTGGCTTAAAACAGCTGGTGAAACTATTGTTGGATTTCAAGAAAAGATTACTGGTTTTCAAGAAGAGATGGATGCTATTGGGAATGGGTCAGCGGATGCTTTTCATAAGTTTGAAATTGGTCAAGCTATTACTGAACTTAAAGAGTGGATAAGTGTTATAGAGAATACAATGGCTGATGTTAAGGCTAGAGTAGCTGAAGAAAAAAAACAAGCAGCAGAAGCTTTTGAAAAATCCCCTGAAGCTGCTTCTTTAAAAAATGTTGCTAGATTAATAAAAGCACTAAAAGAGGCAGACAAAGCAATAGCAGAAATAGATAAAAATTCTATTGAAGGAAAAGTAAAAGCTATTAAAGAAAAATATGCTGTTATGATAGAAGCAGTTGGTGAATTTACAGAAAAAGGGAAAAAATTAAGGGCACAATTACAGATAGAGTTAGATGAAGTAAATAAAAAGGAAATTAAAGCAAAAGAAGCTGCTGAGAAAACAAAATTAGAGTTAACTAAAGACACACTAGAAAAAATAAGAGACTTAGAAACTGGTGGTGAGTATAGTGGTTATATACAGCTTGAAAAAGAAATTGAAGCAATGGAAGCTGCTTTTGTAGATGAAGTTATTATAAGGAAGTATAATAACCTAATGAGGATAAAGCTACAAAAAGATTTAAATACTGAAATAAAAAAATTAGCTCAAGAGCGAGCAGATATTATTGCAGAAGAAATGGAAGTTCAAAAGGAGTTAACAGATACAATTTTAGAATCAATAGACCCTATTGGCACTGCTTATAAGAGTTTAGAAGAAGAAATGATTTCAGTATTTGATTTAGTTAAAGATGGTTGGATGACTATGACTCAAGCAGCTGAATACCACGCTATTAAACTTGAAGAAATAAGGGAACAACAAAAGGAAAACACTAACGAGCTTCTTGCTTATCAAGAAGAAGCAGCAACTAGAACTTATAACACAATAGCAGATTCATTTAAAACTTTATTCTTAGACGCTTTTGAAGGAAATTTAAATACCGCTAGAGATTATTTTGATGCATTCGCTTCATCAGTTAAAAAAATTATAGCAGATATGTTAGCTCAAATGTTGGCTTTGAAATTATTAGGGGTTGGTGGAACAGGTGGTTTACTGGGAGGATTGTTTCATCAGGGTGGACCAATAAAGAAACATATGGGGGGATTAATAAAAGCTCATCAGGGTGTAGCATTAACATCAGATGAAGTTCCAATAATTGCTCAAACAGGTGAAGGAGTGTTATCAAGATTAGGTATGGATTCTCTTGGAGGCAAATCAGAATTAGATAATTTAAATAGAGGAACAGCACCACAACCTAAACAAGAAATACATAGACATTATTATATTAATGCAATGGACGCAAAATCATTTAAAGATTTTTTAAGTAATAATAGACAAAGTCTAGAGGATGTAATTTCTGATTCATACGATGAAAATAGTTCTTTAAGGAGATTGTAATGGCTACTTATCCAACTTCTCCAAAAATACCTTTTCCTTTAACTAAGACACCCATATGGGATACTGCAATTGTGAAGTTTAAAGGAATGAATGAAATAAGAAGAGCAAATCATTCTACTGCTAGATATAAATTTACTTTTAGGTATTTAGTTTTAACAGAAGCTGAAAAGGATACTATAAGAGATTTTTTTATAGCTAGAAATGGTGATTATGAATCTTTTACTTTTGTTAACCCAGAAGATGCTGGCTCTCATACAGTTAGATTTTTAGAATCAGAATTAGATATAGAATATTTAACTTATGACTTATATAATATAAATAATATAACCTTAATAGAGGCAGTTGATGAATAATGGCAGATAATTATGTAAATTTATCAGATACTGGTGTAGGTAGCGAAAAGATTTTGGGGGTATTTACAAAATTAATATCAGATACAATAACTTCTTCAGAACTTCTTTCTATTTTAGCTAAGTTGCCTACATTAACTGATACGGCTGAAAGTGATTCTAAATTAGCTGTTATTTCTGTATTTCCAGATGTAGGGAAATTAATTTATCCAGTTTTAAAGACACCAAAATTTTATGGTGGGGATGTAATTGAATATGTTGGTGGGACAGAACAAAGAAGATTAGGGGTTGCATTACCACAATATAAAATAATTTTAAAGTTTGCTTCATTAACAGAATCAGAAAAAGATGAGATATTGATTTCATTTAATTTTGTGCAAGGAAGAAGAAAGACACTTTTATGGATAGACCCAGTTACTGGTGATAGACATTATGTAAGATTCTTTGAAGATGTTTTAAATATTAATTATTTTTATTATCAATTATACAATTTAAATGAAGTTGTTTTAATAGAAACAGATATAGATTGGGAGATTTAAATGTCACTTAGCTTAACAGGTTCTAATTTTAGAATAACAGAAGTATATACAATTACTTTATCAAATAATAAGAAATTATATTTAACTAATTATGGTGGAAGAACTAGTTACAATGGGGTAGCTCAAAGCTCTGAATTAGGTTTGGTCGATGGAAATACTTATACTGTTGTTCCTATTGAAAGAAGCAATATAAAATTTCAAACTGATTTGAGAATAGATACTTTAAAAATTGAATTTAGCATTCACGCTTTTACAATATCAGGTAAGAGTATTATTCAAGCAATTGATTATGGTTGGTTTGATAAAGCAGGAGTAATAATTAAACAAATAGACCCAACAAGCACTTCAGACCAAAGAGAAATATTTAGAGGGGATGTAACTAAAGGAATTCAATATAATAGAAAAACAGTTACATTGCAAATAACATCATCATTGGATTTACTAAAAACAAGTGTACCAAAAATAATGTATCAAGAACAATGCAATCATAAATTATTTAGTACTTATTGTGGTTTAGTAAAAGCAAATTATGCAGTCACTGGTGAGTTAGAAGCTGGTTCAACTGGGGCTACTTTGATTTCATCAACACTTAGTGCTTATGCAGCAAATTATTTTACATTAGGAGAAATAGTAATGACATCTGGTGCTTCAAATGGAATAAGTAAAAATATTAGAACCCATTCTGGAAGTACACTTACACTATATGAAACTTTTAATTTAGGAATAGAAGTAGGAGATACATATATAGCTTATCCAGGTTGTTCAAAGAGTGGTTCAACTTGTAATGATAAGTTTAACAACTACATTAATTTTTTAGGATTTGAATACGTCCCTGCACCATCTGTTTTAATTTAAGGAGTAAAATGAAAAAAGGTACTCATCATACAAAAGAAACAAAAGAAAGAATGTTTAAAGCTGCACAGTTACGACTTTTGTTGTATCCCGAAAATTTTTTAGGTAGACCCCATACAGAAGAATCTAAATTAAAAATGAGTAAGGCAAAAATGGGTAAAAGAAGATTTAAAGAAACTAAGGAAAAAATAAGTAAAACGCTAACAGGGAGATATGTTGGTAAAAAGAATCCATTTTATGGTAAACATCATTCTGAAGAAACTAAAGCAAAATGGAGTGCGTCTGGGCAAAGAAGTCATTTAGGTGCAAGCAATGGTAGGTGGAAGGGTGGAATTTATCCATTAGTTTGTTGTTTGAGACAAGTTGAAGAATATTTACAATGGAGAGCATTAGTATTTGAAAGAGATAACTATACATGCCAAAAGTGTAAAAAGATGGGTAGGAAGTTAGAAGCACACCATAAAAAGCCCTTAAGCAAAATACTTGAAAACTTTTTAAAAGAATATGACCAATTTAGCCCGATAGATGACAAAGAAACTTTAATAAGATTAGCAATTAAATACAAACCTTTTTGGGATATATCTAATGGTGAAACTTTATGTAAGAGGTGCCATTTAAAATTAGAAGCTTATATTAGGCAAAGTAATGTAGGAATATAATGAATAAAATACAGGAAGAAAAATTTAGAAAAGAGTGTCGGTCTTGGTTAAACCCACCAACAAAATGGATGCATGGTGTAGGATTAAAGGGAGTGAGAACTGATTGCATTAATTTTATAGCTGAAGTAAGTAAAGAGATGTGTTGGTTAAATAAAGATTATAAAATAAAAGCTTATCCTAGAGATTGGGCTTTACATAAAGCTAGACACACAATGATAGATGAATTAGGAAAATATTGTTTTGATGTTAAATTAGAAGATAGAAAAGTAGGAGATATATTTTTATATAGATTTGGTAGAAGTAATTGCCACGCAGCTTTTTATTTAGGAGACAATAAAGCAATTCATTCACATATTCAATATGGAGTAGTAGAATTTAATTTAGAGGAAAATGAAGAAATGAAAAAACATTTTAGTAAAGCAATTAGATGGGAAGGAAATAAATAATGGGAATGCCAGCAGTATGGACTGCAGTAAAAGCAGTTGCATTACTATTCACTTTATTTTATAGACCGAGAAATAAATCTGGTTCAACAGAAGATTCTTCTAGGTCTCCTGGTGATTTACAAATACAGAGTTCTCAAGTGGGTATTAAGATACCAGTAATTCTTGGAAGAAGAAAAGTAGCGGGAAATTTAATTTGGTATGATAATTTTCAAGTTCATGAACATTATACAGAACAAGAAGTTCAAGAAGGTGGAAAAGGTGGAGGAGGCGGAGGTTCTACTACTGAATCAGTATTTAGCCATTATACATACTCAATATCTTTTGCTTTTGGGGTATGTATGGGAGAAGCAGAAGTATTTAAAATATATAAAGGTGAAGATGAATTACCAATAATGCAATGGTCAGATTTAGGAATTACTGCTTATAAAGGAACAACAACACAAACAGCTAATGCTCATATTTCAAGTTTTGTTACTAGGGCACCAGCTTACAGAAATTTATGTTATGTAGTTTTTGAAAATTTTGATTTAGGACAATCAACTTATTTACCTAACTTTACATTTGAAGCAACTGTAGATAGTGATGCTTATTATGACTGGCTGAAAACAGCATCCTTTGGTTCGACTGGTTCAGGGGATGGGCAAATTGATGGTTCTACAGGTATTGATATTTATGAAAATGAACTTTATGTGACAGACCCAGGTAATCTTAGAATTCAAGTTTTTTCATTAGATGGTACTTTTAGAAGAAAATGGGCAACAGATGTTGGGTATGTAGATTTATCTGTTTATGAAGGTAAAGTTTATTGTTTATATAAGAGCCGTATTACAAGTTATGATTTATACGGGAATTTACAAGCTACAAAATCTATAACTCAACAAATTCGAAGGTCAATTAAAGCTTATAAAGATGAATTATATACAACAAATGCTTGGGATAGTGTTAATAGTCAGGTTAATGTTTTTGATTTAGAGGGTAATGTTGTAAGATATTTTATAACTGGTAGGTGGACAACAAATATAGATGTTTATAATGATGAAGTTTATATTACTAGAAATCCAGATTCACCAATTGACAAGGAAATTGCTGTGTTTGGTTTAACAGGAGGAGAGATAAGAAGTTGGGAAGTTACTAATTTAACTGGTATTCATATTTATAATGGAAGTATATATGCTGGAACTTCTACTCCGCCCACTGTTTATAAATATAGTTTAACAGGAGTTTTAGAAGATTCTTTTAGTTGTGATTTAACTGATATATATGGCATAAATAGGATATGTGTAGATAATTTAGGAAGAATTTTTATATCTGGAGGGTATCCTGGTTACCCATATTATATGTTTAGACATACCTATACTTATGTGCCTCCATCAACAATTGATATAACTCCACCAGAAATAGCTAGAACAATATTAACAAATGATTTATATGGAATGGGAATAGATGAAGATGATTTAGGTTCTTTTACAGATGCCGTTGCATTTTGCACAACAAACGATATTAAAATTTCAATATTATTAGATTCTGAAATGAGTACTTTAGATTTGCTCGAACATCTTTGTTCTTATCATAATGGTTATATAACTTATAGTGGTGGAAAATTATCTTATAAGCAAGTTGAAACTGAAGTCTCTGTTACTAATATAAATGTAAGTACAGATGTTGTAAAAAGTGATTCACCATTAGAGATGACAAGAGAATCCTTTAGAGAAGTAAGAAATAGAATAAAAGTAAAATACACTAAAAGAGCAAATAAATATACTTCAGGAATAGTAGTTGCTGAAGATGAAGTAAGCCAAGCAGAACATGGAATACAAGAATTTTCAGTATCAATGACTGGATTTACTACAGGGGCTAGAGCAATGAAATTAGCTTATACAATTCTTAGAAGAAGTTTAGCAATGCCAATGCATTATACTTTTACAATAGGACCTAAAAAAGCTACTTTATTAATTCCCGGTGCAGTATTTACATTAACAGATTCTCAATTAGGGATGGTAGAGAAACCTTTAAGAGTGTTATCAACATCAGAAGTAAAAGAGGGTACAATAAATATAGAAGCTGTAGAAGAAATAGGATATATAATGGATTCAAAATCAGCTCCTTCAGATGATTATTATGTAAGTCCAGATAGATTAGATGACCCACATAATGTTAGATATCCAGTTCTTTCAGAACTACCTGCTTTAATAGCTTTAGATAATAATTATATAATTTCTAATTTTGCTGACTCAGGTACAACTAGCTGGATGGGGGCTACAATTTATGATTCTTATGATAATGCTACATATACTAAAAAATATACAGGAACAGGTTCAGGATTAATGGGGGTTATAGATAGTATAACAAACGATAGTATTACATTAACAGTAACTGATTCAGATACTTCTTTAAATAGTAAAGATGATGTATTTGCTTTATTACAAGATTTAAATTATAATGCTTGTTATGATTCAACATCGGGTGAGTATTTTAGATTTGGGGTTGCTACATTAGTAGCTACAGGACAATGGAAATTAGAAGGTATAATTTGGGACTGTTATGATGTACCTAATTTAACTCACAGTGCTTCAGTTGGAGATGTAATATCATTAATGAAGTATAAACAATTGCCAACTAATATTGTTTATGATATAGCAAGAAAAGATAATTATGTATATTATAAATTTGTATCTTATAATTTTGGAGGTACACCTCAAGATATTGCTTATGTAGATGTTGAGAGAATATTATTTACAGGAAAAGGTTCAGCTCCAGTAACTCCTAAAAATTTAGAAGTTAATGCTTTGGGAGGAATTACAAAAATAGCTTCTGGTGATGTAGTTTTAAAATGGAAAACATGTAATAGAAAAGATAGAGGATTAGATTATACAAGGTCAGACCAATTAACAGAAGACACAGATTTTGTTAGGTTTGATTTAAAAATAACTAATACAGACACAGGTGTCGTATTAAGAACGACAAACACAACTGATATAACATGGACTTATGATGCTGCTGCTCAAGCAGCTGATGGAAGTCCTACAAATATTACTTTTACTGTGGAGAAGGTTAGTGAGATTAATCGTAGTGGTGCAGCTACTTTAGAAATTAGTATAGTATAAACAGAAAATAAAAGCAAAGGAGACAGAAAATGTCATTTACGAATAATTATGGGATACCAGAAATGCCTACTGGAGTAGTTGAATGGGTAGCAATATTTAATGATTTAATTACAAAAGTAGAAGCTGGAAGAACAATAAAAATAACTGGTGGAGAAACTTTAGCAGCAGGAGATGCAGTTGGACTTCCTTCAGCAGCAGGAAAAGTTTCAAAGGTAGACAATACAGGAGATTTTTTAGGAATAGTTAAAAGCACTTCAATAATTTTAGATGCTGAGGGATATGTATATGCTGGTATTGGAAATGAAATAACTGTGGGTACTGGTTGGACTATTGGGGGATTAATTTATGTTCATACTGTAGCAGGAAGTATAACTCAAGTAAAACCAACACCTCAAGCAGTGGCAATTGGCTATGCAAATTCTGCAACAAGTATAGTATTACTTCGTTCAGAGATTGATTTAAAAGGACAATTAATTAATAATAATTTTATGCAATCAGATGTAGCAGCTTCACAGACAGCAGTAGCTTTAAATGTGTTAGGTTTAGTTGGTAATACTGAAGTAACTATGGCTAAACCAGGTTCTGTAGTAGGTATAAGTATTGCTTCTAATGATGCAAGAACAGCAGGCACATTAACAGTAGATGTTACAATTGATGGAACGGCAACAGGATTGCAAGCAATATTAAATGGGAGTAATACTCAATATCATTATGCAACTCAAGTATTAAGAACAGATACATTTACAGCAGGACAAAGAATTGGAGTAAAAATAACCACTGATGGTGATTATGCTCCAACAACTGCTGATATTGTTATTAGTGTTTTGTGCGAGGTTTAACATGAAAAGCAGTCGTAAGAGTATTTTAGAAGCAAAACAATATTAAATGAAATATGTTAAGGAGGAAAAGTTATGTTTAGTGCAACAAACGTACTTAGTGGGTATGCAAATATAAGTGTTGATAGTACTCCAGTTGGGTATACTCAAAATGGTGTAACTTTAGAAATGAATGCAGATATAGAAGTTGTTGAAAGTGTTTCATCAGAAGCAACAGCAGTAAAGGCTATAAAAAGAAATGAGAAATTTTTTGTAGTTACAAATTTAGCAGAAGCAACTTTGGAAAATTTAAAAATAGCTTGGGGAATAGATACAGCAATAGCTGCTAATACTTTACATTTTGGAGGAGATTCAACAGTACCAGAACATACATTAGTTGTTACTGGAGAAGCATCGGGTTCTAAAACAACAAGAACAGTTACATTTTATAAAGCTATATCAATTGAGTATAGTGGTACAACTTATAAAAAAGATGATATTGTTTATATTCCAGTTAGGTTTAGAATACTTTTAGATAAATCAAAAGATGCAGGAAAACAATTGGGGAGTATAGTTGATTCTTAATTAAAATTTTTTAGAATTATATTTTCTTTATATATATATAAATAATAAAAATTAAACAAGGAGAAAAGTTATGCCAAATAGAGATGGAAAAGGACCAGTAGGTGGCGGAGGACCAAAATCAGGTAGAGGCAGAGGACCTTGTAAATAAAAGGAGAAAGTTATGAAAGGTAAAGTAGTTTCAGTTTACGACCCAGCAAGAAATGTTTATTATGAAGTATCAATAGAAAGAGCTAAGAAATTAGTTGCTTCAGCTAAACTAGTAGAAGCAAAGATAATTAAAATAGAAGCAGAGGCAAAAAAATAAAATGTCTTTTAAAGAAGATTTAAAAATTAAACAAATAGTATCTTTAAAGAGTATTGGCATATTAAGAGACAATATTGGAGAAAGTAATTTAAGTGAAAAAGTAAAAACTATATTAAAAAGTATTAAAAAGAGTAGGGAGGTATAAGAAATGTTTGAAGATAGATTAAAAGAAGCGAAAGTAACTTGGAAGATTAGAAAGTTTGCTGATGCTAATTCCTATAAAGAAAACAGTCCATTTGAAGTAAGTGAAATAGATGGTAATGTTATGCTAAATGAGGGTATTAATGAGATGTGGAGATTAGCTTGTTCTGCATCAGGTTCTGAATTTAGTAATGCTAATGCCTATTTAGGAGTAGGTGATAGTACTACTTCAGCAGCAGCAGCTCAAACAGGATTAGAAGCAGTAACTAATAAAATATATGTTGCTATGGAATCTGGTTATCCAACTTATGGAACAAGTCAAAAGGCTACATGGAAATCTTCATTTGGTGCAGCAGTAGGTAATTTTGCTTGGGCAGAATTTACAGTTGCTAATGCTGATTCAAATGGCGGAGTAAACCTAAACAGAAAAGTTTCTGCACAAGGAAATAAAACTAGTGGGCAAACGTGGGAATTACAACTGGAGATTGTTTTAAGTTAAAGGATTAAAATGACAAGAAAAGTTTCAGAAGAAATAGTAAACAACCCGGGGGAGAATTTATTCTCCCCTTGTTTATAGAAAGGTAAAAAATGAAGCCTGGGGGAATTGCTCAGCATAAATCAAACTGTAAGTGTTGTATATGTAAAGCTAAAAGAGGAGAAAATAGAGGGGAAAACAACCCTTGTTATAAGGAAAAGATTGTAAAGAAAGGAAGCAATGAAACGCCCAGAAGTTCTTTTTAAGATTTTTAAAACGTGGTTCAAAAAGGGAAACCATGCTTCAGTTATGTCTGAATTTAAATGTGGAGAATTACATCCAAGTTGGCAAGGAGGTAAATCTTTTGAGATTTATCCTCAAAAATTTAATGTTGCATTAAAAGAGAGAATTAAAAAACGAGATAATTATAAATGTCAAAATTGTGAAATGACTCAAGAAGAACACTTAATAGTTTGGGGTAGAGACATAGAAATTCATCATATAGATTACGATAAAGAAAACTGTAAAGAAGATAATTTAATAACCCTTTGCAAACAATGCAATATGAGAGCAAATTACAATAGAGAATATTGGCAGTTATATTTTGAAGAGAAAATTTTAATTAATGTTGGGTAGTTAAATGAAAAGATTAATTATAATTGGCGGAGGCTACTCCATAAGAGAGGGAATTGAAAAAGGTCTTTGGACAAATATTAATAAAAAAACTATTGATATCTGGTCTTTAAATTACGCCTTTTTAACTATGCCTTTTTTACCATCTACTCAATTATGGACTGATTTTGCATTCTTCTTAACTTGCCAAAAAGAAATATTAGAGTTAGGGAAAAAGAATGTTGAATTAATTTCAAGAACATTTGGAACCGTATATAAAGATTTTAATATAAAGACATATGATTGGTCACCCAATAAAGAACCAGATAAACTATTTGTTGGTAAGCTGTGTTTAGTAGGAACATTTGCTTTATCATTAGCTGAAAAATTAAAGTATAAAAAAATATATTTACTAGGGTACGATTTTGGAACTTCAAATATTGAAGATAGAAATACACATTATTATTTAAATGATGATATTAGAAAGCCTTCATTAAAGGGAACATATAGAAAAGAAGATGGAAGTTTAAAAGATTCAATAAAAGATTATAAACAATTTAATAAAGAAAATATAATAAACGTATCATTAAATTCAAATATACCTTATTTTAAAAAGATAAGTTATACGGATTTTTATTTGGAGTTGAAAAAGTTATGAATATAAAAATAATACCAAAAAATTTATTAGTAAATCTATATGTGGAAAAGAAGAAATCAATGCCAGAAATAACAAAATTGTTAAATTTTAGTTATACTTGCGTAAGAAATAATTTGTTAAGATATAATATTGAAATTCGTTCTATGGAAGAGGCTACACTTGGAAAGAATATTGGGAATAAAAGACCAGACCTTGCTAGATTTAATAGATTAAGAAATTATGAGGGGGAAAATAGTCCTAATTATATAGATGGTCGTTGTTTAAAAAAATATTATTGTAAAGATTGTGGTAAAGAAATTAGTATTACTAGTGCTCTTTATGGGGAGGGTTACTGTTGGGTTTGTGCACATGTTGGAGTGAGAAATTTTAATTATGTTGATGGAAAAAGTTCAGAAAGAAATAACTATCCATCAGAATTTAATAATAAATTAAAAGAACAAATAAGAAAAAGAGACAATTACACTTGCCAGTTATGTGGAATGATTGAAGAAGAGCATTTAATATTATATGGAGTTAATTTATCAATTCACCACATAGATTATGATAAAGAAAATAATGAAGAAGATAATTTAGTTTCTACTTGCAATCAGTGCCATGGTAGAACTAATTTTAATAGAAATTATTGGATAAAATATTTTGAGGAGGGAATTGAAAATGGCAAATATCTATCATAAAGACCTCACAAACGAAGAACTACATGACCCAAAAGCTGGTTCTAGTCCATCTTTTGTAGATGTAACTCTTACAGGAGATTTAGCTGTTAATGGTGGG